TCGCGCGCAAAATGCGCAGGATTCCATCGTGGAGCAGTTCCTGTTTGCTCATGATGTGGTCGTAGTAATTCCGGATATCGCTCTCTCCGGTGGCATTGAACCCTGACGGGCTTATGCCCAGGAGCTTGACGGCCGGGGTGCGGTTAATGGCCGCGATGAATTCCAGGCTCTGGCGTACCACATCGACCACACCGGAAATTGTGAGGGTGATGTTCTTGATGTCCTCCGCGCTCTTGTCGCAAACCACCACGCTGTCGTTATCGCGGTATCGGCTTAGCGCCAGCATTTTCGCGTCGAGCTGCTGGACGCCCTGCGGCTGGCTTAGTAAATCTTCGGTATTGGTCTGAAAAACTAGAAGGTTCAGCTTCTCGAGAATCCCGCTGGTGGCTACGCGCGCCCGGTTCCAGTGCATCACGTAATCCCACAAAATCTGCGCCATCGGAATTCCTAGGAAATTGTACGCCGGTCTGAGCAGGGTCGGCGGCAGGTTGTCTCTCAAGATTACCAGGCGGCTCGCGTGCACACGCTTGCCTAATATCAGCCAATAATCAGGGTCGGACATGTAGCTGGATTTCAATGGGTCTATCGCGTTGTAGGTTCCCGGTGCGCAATTTACCGGATCTATCACCACCAGCTTGAGCTCGGTGCCCTGTTTGATTTCGTCGCTTTTTTCGCTAATCTGCAGCGGGATTGATGGGTCGTCAGTCCCGGTGTCGATGTAAATAAGCGCGCCGCCCATATAGCCCATTGTGGACACTGCCGTGTTAAAAATCTTGCGTAGCTTGAGCTTCTCGCAGCGCTCTGTGATTTGCTTGATCTTATCCGGGTCGGTCTCATCGCCTCCGGTAATGTCGATCCACTCACGTGTGATGTCGTCTGCCACGGTCTGGATGCAGGTGCGGATCATGCCGTTCTGGGCGATTTGTTGAAGCACACCGTAGCCTATGAAGCTGGTCATCGGGTACTGTCCCAGGTCGGTGCCGTGCTGGACTAGGCTCTGATAAATCTGTTCAAATCCGGCCGAGAAGGCGTGATCTAGCGCAATCCTTGAGTCCGGCTCGCTGTCCTTTATGCCCTTGGTTCCCAGGGTCGCCGGCAGTGAGAATAAGCGTTTAACGTCCGCAAGGTTGCGGATCTTCGGGGCCTGCGGGCTCACGGGCTGGCGCAGTTCTGCGAGCACGTCCTCGATGGAGGCGCGTCTCTGCTCCGGTTGCTTGGTCTGCGGTTTGTTTTTTGTTGTCATGGCTATCTCCCTCTCAGTGCCAGGATGTTTTCTAAGATTATGCGGCCGCCGTGTTGCAGGTCCTGCAGAGCCTGGGTCATCGCGTCCACCTGGTCGTCATGCGCTCCGGCCGGGAAGCTCAGAAGCTCATCTGTAAAGCTCCGGATCCATGGGGCGATTTCCGGCGATGGCAGGAATACGTTATGGGCCTCCCACAGCGTAGCTATCGCGCTGGCTCTGGCCTCTTTGCTCTCTGTAGGTACCACCGGTATGATTCCGGGGATCTGGGTTTTCAATGTGTCGATGATTGCGCTCCCGTTCGCTTTGTCCTCTACCAGCTTGCGCATGGCCTTTTTGTGCTTTTTGCTCAAAGCGATGAACTGATGCATGGTGGTTACAAAGTCCCACCGGCCGCGTACCTGGTCCAACAGGTAAAATTGGCCGCCGGCCCTTGCCCACACCGCGCCTACCACGTAGTCGCTTCCGTCTGAATCTTTGAAGGTCATGTCCCAGCTGAGCACAATTTTATCAAATTCTGCCGGCGGTGTCGTGTAGTAATTGATCCAGTCCTCTTTGAACACGCCGCCTCCGGCTGGTATTGGCCTCTGCTGGTAAAGCGCGGCCCACTCGCTCGGTGGCATCGTAGCCTGCTTCTCGCGGAGGTCTGCCAGCGGATATCGTTCCGGGTGCAGGGCCTCGCCTTCTCGGCGGTACTTCTCATCATGCTCGGCAATGGCCGGATAGTTTATCAGTTTCCATGGCCTACACGGCAGTCCGTCCGGGGTCTCGCTTGGCTGTGCAAGCAGGCGGCCTACCAGGTCTGACTGGTGCCAGCGGGTGCACATCACGATAATTCCGCCGCCTGGGCTCAGTCTGGTGGACGCGGTGGAGGTGTACCATCCGTACACGCTGTCGCGTACCGTCTCGGAGTAGGCCTCTTTGCGATCTTTGAACGGATCATCCACAATCAGGATGTCGCATCCGGTACCGGTGATACCGTTGCCAACGCCGGCGCTTCGGTATGATCCCTGGTGGCCTACAATCTCGAGCAGTTTGGTGGTTCGCTCGTAGGCGCCGTTGTCCCCCGTGACCGCTACGGCCTCGCGTCCGGCGAGGTAGGTGTCAAATAACCGGTGGTAGGCCGGGCTGTCCATGATTCTCTGCACGTCTCGGTTCATTCGCGTAGATAAATCGCTTGAGTACGAACAGGCGATCACGCTCATGTCCGGGTATCGGCCGAGCAGGTAGGCTGGGAACTCGCGGCTCACCAGCTGGCTCTTGCCATGTCGCGGCGGTGCCGTGAGGATTAATCGCGGGCTCTTGCCTGCTACCACATCCGCCAGGAACTCATCGAGCTCGCGGCACACCTCCCGGTGAAACCATCCCATTTTGAACTTCGGGAAGGTGTACAGGGTGAAGCATGCGAGGTTGTTCCGCGCTTTTCGCGTAGCGAGCTCTAGGAGGGCCTCCTGGGGCGTTACCTTGGTATCCCTATTCTCCGCCATCTGAGAGGCCCTCAGAGCTCAAATTTTGGGGGTCTGCGGCGGTCTCGGAGGTCGATGCCTGATCTGCTGTCTGTGGTCCGGTGTTTCCCTCTGCCACAACCGCCATCAGTTCATCATCGCTCATGTCCGCCGTTATCCGCTTAACTGCTGCCTTGACGTTGAGGCTGCGGTCGTCCTTCCAGTTATCCGGATCTTTGTTCTTTAGCCAGAAAATGATCGCGCCCAGGTTGCCTTTGCGGATCAAATCCTTGAGGGCGTGGACCACCTCGCCTACTCCGGCCTGCTGGCCTTCCTCGTAAGCCTTGAGGAGCTTTTTGTCTTTCTTGAGGTGAATGTAAAACGTGCGGGAGCTGATTCCGAGTACGGCAGAAATCTGCGCGACGGTCATCCCGTCCGCCGCCAGGCTCCGGACCTTCTCGTAATTTTTTAAGTTCTCGCTCTTGAGCTTTCTTGAGATCGGTGATGCCATTTGTGGGTTACCTCTATTGTCTACGTGTCTAGCACCAATTTTACCAAAGATCAAGACCTCCGCGAAACTTTTTTATTTTCTTATGTGAAGTCGTCGATCTTTTGTTTTCGCCGCGTCCGCGGTCGGGGTTCCTTTTCCGCCCGGTGGCTGGGCATCCTCCGGATCGTGTCTCTGCCTCCTCAACCCTCCCGGCCGCGCTGCCACCTCCGGTTCCGGTTTGTAGGGTACAAGTATTTTTGTCTTGTAGCGTTTTTAGGGCTGTGACGCGTGTGACCGTGACACGATGTTGTTCCAAAACTCTGGATTATGCGTATGTGTGCGCGCGTAGATCTATGCGCGCGTGTAGTATTACACGATATACTTAATAATAAAATAAATGTCACATGTCACAAAATACGGAGAGCCTTATCTGGTGCGGCTTCGCAGGTGTGACATGGGTGTGACATCACCGGTTTTGTTCGTGTTACAAACCAGTTGTGACGCGTGTGACACATCACAAATCAAAACTTTAAATCATAAAAGATCTTTGTTGTGACCATGTCACGCGTCACAGCCCCGCACCTCCCGTTTTTTGTGACCGATCGTGTTACACTTTCGTGCTACACCGCCTCGGCTCCGAAATAAAAAGGGACCCGCCTAAAATGTGATCTGTATCACACTTGCGAACAAGTCCCTTTTTTGCTTTTTCAGCTCTCTTTTTCTGTCTGCTTAGTCCTCAGTTTCCTCCGGATCTCCTCTGCGCCATTCGCGGTAGAACTCAGATCCTATGCGCACTGATTTTGATAAAAATCCGAGCTTTCTGAGTAATTTTGCGCATCTTCTGGTGTGTTTTGCTTCGATTGATGATTCGTTAAAGCCCAGGGCATACTTGAGAATTGAGCGGGTATTGTGGACCTGCTGTTCTGCCTTTGGAAGCGAGTATTCGCCGTCAAACCATGATTCGATGGCGTCCTCCCATGGGTCCTCGAGAACGTTGTCGCTGTTAAATTCCGGCTGCAGCTTCTCTACGTCCCGGTGGAGCTTATTGACACCGGAATCCTGGAGGATCTGTTTGCCCTCTGCCCACAGCTGGCCGAGGTCGCGCTGGATTGCATCTATGTCGATGTCTCCAACCTGGATTGCGGCGTAGCGTCGGTTCCCGGTGGTGTCGGTCAGGAAGTCCATCTCATTGGTAGTCATAATGAACAGGCAGTTGCGGACCGAGCGGCGTTGCTCTCTGCCGTATGGTGGGCGCCATTGGTCCTCCTCGATGGTGAGAAAGTCTTTGAGTT